AAATGGGTATCGCTCCGTCCAATGCGGAGTGGGTCCGTCGTAGAGATTCTCGTCTCCACCGAATACCATTAGTCGCTTCTTTGGAAACAACCGGCCACCCGGAGGAACCTTATACCAGTAGTTGTGCTGCGAGGTGGACAGGAATGGATCCTTGACTATAACCTCCGCCCCGGTTTCGTTGAGGCTCATGTCCTCGAACCACAACTCTTCGAGCTCAGCGACCGGGAAGACATCGTCCCCTCCGTCGGTTGCCCGCGGCGGTCGGCGATTCTTCATCAACTTTCGCATGGCCGGGGACAGACGATCCCAGGTGTACTCGGTCATCATCATGCCGTAGCTGAAAGTGTCATCACCCATGCGGGCGGTGTTGCGGATCGAGCGCGCCACAGCCGCAGCCCTGTCCTTGAATCTTCCCTGGAAATAACTGATTGGCTTAAAGGTGCGGTACAGGATGGCGCTGGCCTCTTGCAGGTCGGAGGTAGCGTTAATCGGAAGGACGGTGTCCATCCCGCAGGCACGGGCCGATACGATGCCGGGCCCTCCGTTCATCTTCCAGTACCCGGTTCCGAACATGGCGTGGTCCAGAACCTCCACCAGCCGGGTTGAGAAATCCCTGCGGTTCCATTCGCTGACCGTTATATTGGCGAGCAACCCGCCGAGTGAGTCGTAGGCCTTGTTCTCGGACTTTACATTGATCGTCGGCCGGACGTCGGTGTACATCGCCAACTTCTCTTTGCGGGCCCGGGCCAGTTGGTTGTCCGTGAATCGAGATCTGTATCCCGGCCGAGTGCGATCCCAGTACCGGCCTTCGAGCGCCGCGATGTAGCGGGCGATGTTACCCCACTCCTTGTTCTCTTCGAGCTGCCGCATGGCCTGGTCGCGGCTGGCGTGGCGGAACTTGTCCACCTTGGATTTGTAGCGATCCGTAAAATCGAGGCTGCCTGATTTCCGTTCGATTGCGGCGCGCGGAGCTAGGTCAGCAGACATATCCAGATCTGGATAAAGTCTACCAGCATCCGGGGAGTCCGCGCGAGGAAAGAGTTTTTCCGTCGCTCCCAACTTCCGCTGGTCCGATCGAGCTGGGGTCCACGAGTCCCTCCCGTTTACAGAAATCGCGTTGTTCCTGAAATGTGGAAATGAATCGAGCCTTGGGTTCGATCTTCTGCCCATCTAGACCGCGAGTTTCAAAGACCCAGTGGCCACCGTCTCCCCTGTTGACTTCGGCTTTGTGGTCTAAGTATTTACTGGTTATTGGCCCCGTGAATACAATCCCGAACGTGCTCAGGACCAACTGCATTGGGGCGGAACATTCCCCGCAATCCCGGTCCATGATGGCCGATGAACTGAAGTATTTCTCCAGGACCTTGCCGTACTCCGTACAGGAGTCGTTTCCGCAGACGTGCTCCCTTATCGGCATGGTCAATCCGTGACGTTAACGGCGTTCTCGGTCTCGGCCGCGTCGAACAACTCATCCAGCGCCTTGGGGTCGTTGACGAGGCCGTTCTTTACCAGCCACTTCATCACGTCCGTGCCGGTGGGGTTGTCTTGCCCCATGGCCTCTTCCAGAAGCTTATGGTCGGACTCCTCCAGGAAGAACGTTCGCGGCTTGGGGTTGAAGTCGTAGAACCAACCCTCCGATGCGGCCGTGTCCATCAGGTTCTGAATGACTTCCTGGATGGTATTGCCCTGGGTGTCGGCGATGTTCTGAAGCGGCTCTATCAGGGTGGGGTCCACGGACCACTTGATCACCACCTGCCCGTCTTCCAGTCCCTGACTTTCCTCGATAGCGTCGATGATCTCGTCTGGCCCGGCGCCGGGAGAGGCTTCCTGAATCCTTCGCATCTCCACGCCGCTGAGCATCAGGCCGCCGTCGGCCAGGTCCTGCACAAGATCGTTTACGACTCTCTCAATCTTTTGGGCCGGGGGAAGGTCCCCCTCCACTAACTTCATTAGCTTGTCGTACGTGGCTTGCGGCAATACGACGGTTACGGGTACTTGGACAGCGTCCATGCGGCCTCCTCGGCTACAACGAATTATACTCTGGAATGTCCGTGGCTGCGGTGGGCTCCTTAGCCATGTCCTCCCACGTGACCTGAGTGGTATGCCCGTTCATCACTCCTTGCTTGGTTGCGCGGAGGATGATATTCCGGCAGTTGGGGCAGCCGACATGGGGATGGCTCCAGGCATTCGGATCGTCGGTGTCCCACTCGTTCCCGCACTTGGTACAGTGCATCCGGTAGTCGCCGGTGGTGCCCTGCGTCGGATCGTTGCGTATGACTACGGCGTTGACCTCCTCGCTCCAGTCCATATCGTGCGAGGTGTAGAGCGCGATGAAGGCAGAAATAGCAACATCGTCAAAAAAGCCTTGGGCGGCTTCGGCGCTTCTCTCTTCGGCCTCTTCTTTCTGGAAAGTTTTCAACTCATCCGCCAGGACCTCATCACGAACAATCCACAGCCCGGCGCGCAGCCACTTCACCGCCGTCTGCCATAGCCGGAACTTTGTGTTGTATTGCGTGTACCAGTGGTACTTGTCGGCGATGGGGTTCTTGATCGAATCAAGGTGCTTCCACCGGAAAAGGTTTGGGTACTGGAACTGATAGCGGACGGTATTGGCGCAGGTGTCGTACTTGTTGTACTCGATCGACATCAGCGCATCGTTGTACCAGCGGCCGAGTTGGTTGACGGGAGTGGCGAAGCCGATAGGGTCGATCTCGTTTGAGCGCCAGGTGGCGACGTGAACATCCGGGCTGGGTGCCGTCCCGATCCGATTGATAAAGACAACCGAGTAGTCCGCGGATCCGCCGAGCCCCTCGGCTACGTCCACGCCGCAGACGTATTCCTTGCCCGGCTCCGGGAACTCCCAGATCTTGAGGGGCATCCGTCCGTCGCAGTCAAACCGATGGTCTAGATCGCAATGCTCCTGCCAGCACTGAGATCCAAGTTCTTGCTTAGTGGACGGATCGCGCTTTATCTGTTTTACGCCGTGGAATATTCCCTTGCTGTCCAGGAATCCGGTGGCGAGTGGTTTACGCACGGAGCGATCGACAAAATCCAGAATTTCCTGGGAGAATATCTGGTATCCGGAAATTTGAAAACTTTCATTACTCGTCGAACAGAGTTCCTGCTTGTGCTCCTTGATACTGCGCTTGTCCTTCTCAGCGTTGATCCGCTCTTGCCAAATGAATCGGAGTTGGGGATCGGTTAGCTCGAATGCCCTTAGCGTCCCAGCTCGACAGAATGGACATTCCTCATCGGTGAAATTAATTCCGTGCGAGAAGGCTTCCTTCCATGACCCGCAGTCCGGGTTGTCGCACTGCGTCCACTCGTCCTTGATGCGTTCCCGCATCGCCGCTTCGGGAGTATCCGGACGCCATCCAATCTCTGGGGCTATCACGCGTGTCTTCTCAAAGAACCATGGAAGGAATAGGCAGGACCAGTCCGCGCGCTCGGCCAGCTCAATGTTTTTCTTCCAGAGCAGGTGGTAGTAACGGCCAGCACCCTTGGCGGTGGATTCTATCGTGGCGAAGGCTTTTACCGAAGGGGACAGGGCGTGCTTAAGGTCGCCCTCGATCATCTCACGGGCTACATTGTCCGGATAGTCTCCAATTTCGCTCACGTGGACTCCGGTCAGCATGCGGCCCTGCCCGATGCCGGCTTCCTGCGTGGCCGCCATAACATCGACTCGGCTGTGTAGTCCTGGGTTAAGGCGGCGGGCTTCGGGATCTGGGTTGTCAAAAGCCAGACCATCCTCGATCTTGAGCGAGGCCGTCATCGGCTTCAGCCACCACGGGAGCATGTCATAGATGTGAAGCATGATCCCGAACAAATACGCAGCGTGCGGGCGATCACGCGAGACTACCAGGCCGTTGGTGTTTGGGAAGAACATTGCGTTCCATCCAAGCAAAGCCTCCAGTAAAGTCGAGCACCCCAATTGCCTGCTTTTGAGGATAATCAGCTTCTGCGCCCGCCCCTTGGCTTTCAGCCGAAGCAACTCCTCGAAGATCAATTCCTGGGATTCCCACAAGGAAAAGAGCTTGTCGCCGGTCTCCTTGGTGGTAATCCAGAAATAGTTCTTGGCGGCGTACACGAAGTCCGAGGCGCACTTCCGGATCTGTTCTTCGAGCGCCGCGATCTCTTTGCTAGTGAGTAGGCCCCAGTGGTTTTTGTTGGGGCGATCGAAGTACTCAATCAACTCCTTGATGCCCGGGTCTCTCTTCCATCGGCTGGGTACGGCAGCTTTGACTAGGGGTCCGGGCAGTTTTATCCG